CCGAAAGATTATACAGTTAATCTTTTCACAAGTTTGTATGTATCAAAATCTTTGATACCGTTACTGCTACTATACAAATGTGAAGTAAAATTAATGTCTTTACCATCTTGTATTTCCTTCATCCTTACAAAAGAGGAAATACCTTGGTCGCTAGGGATAAGCCCATACTTATCGAGTGAAATCACATATTTCACCAAGGGAACGAATAATGGGTGATTCTTTACATTTTCTAAAATACTAAGAGTACGTATTGCATAGTAGTCCTTTCCTTTAAGCCCATATCCGCTGAAGTCGTCAAAACGTTCCTGATAAACTAACCTAAGTAAAGCTCTGTACGTAGGATATATTGCAGGTATAATGCCATCACGTATGTAGTCAATGTGATATAAATTTTGTAGATACACTACATAATCTTGACTGACATCGCTCTTATCTTTGTTAACTTTAAGTCCAAACTTTTCGAAGCTGTCAAATAAAGCATCTGGGGAGTCAGATGCATACACTCCGTCGTCACCCTGTATCTGGGAAAAGTTGGTGTCAATCTGATTAAGAGAAGCGACGAGATACTGCACGATACTACCAACCTCATTGGTAAACGCTGAGCCTGATGGGATCCCATGTTTACCACGAAGCACACCATCTGGTGTAACTAGTGCAACAGAATTAAATCTTCTTTGAATATCACTTATTTCTGGGAGGAACTCACCTTGATACATTCGACTTATGTATTCAAAGGCTAAAGCCTGGAGTCCTGCTTTAACAGTATCATCGTAGGTACTAAAGTCAATACTTACTAGTGTTTTGTCTCTTTCTCTGGCATAGCTAATTAATTTAGTTATAGCTGAGTCTAGCTCCTCAGCACTCCTTAGAGCGGCACGCCAAGGCTGTGTCTTTTGAATATCCAAAACAGGACGATAATAACGCATCTCGTTCAGAACAGTTGCTACGTCAATGCCCCAAACAGTACGAGTTTTGTTATTTTCCTGAGTTCTAGTGAACAACACAGCTGGGAATTCGGCATCTAATAATTCTTGAAAATTAGATAATACATCGACAAGTACGGAACCTTTTCTCTCCATAAAAGGTAGTCCAGAATTAGTGGACGACTTGAGGAATGTAGCGGCCTTTTGAAGGGAAATAGGTCTTAAACGTGACCTAACGGGTACGAAATCAGAAACATCATCCACTAACTGAAATTTCGGTTCGTCTTGACTAAATGAATTTAACACCCCGTTTACGCGCTCACTCCAAGGCACCGCAATAGACCTTGGACCATATTTGGAGCGTTGATTTGACTCAATATCTAGTAAAGTACCATTCATCTTTTCAAGCTCTCCGTTAAAGATAGAATCCCAACCTTGAAGGATACGATCCGGGCCAATTCTAAGACCAATTGGCGTCATGTAAACTTTATCAGATCCTTTGTCAGTTCGCTCTAGGAGAAGGGAAAGCTTATCGATAGCACTTTTAGGTAATGTACTGTAAAGATTATCGTATGAAAGAACTTTGCGTATATCCATGAATAAATAGTATAAATGAGTTTGAGTGGTAACCCCAGAAAGGTCGCTGAAACAGCGATACATACTAAGAACAGGAGGGTGACGACTCATGCAAAGAAAATTTCGTCCTG